TAGGCCGCAAGCTCAACGATGATCGTGGCGTTAGCCATGAGGAAGCCATGATGCTTCTGAAGAACGATTTGGTGTGGGTTGCAGAGAAGGCGCAGACATACGGCTTCTGGCACAAGCTTGACCCAGCGCGGCAGATGGTTGTGATGAACATGATCTTCAACATGGGCAACCGCTTTGATGCCTTCAAAAAGATGCACGCCGCTATGGATCTTGGCGACTATGCCGAGGCTGCGGTTCAGATGCTTGATTCCAGATGGGCAGCGCAAGTGAAGGGCAGGGCCAATATGCTGGCCGACCAGATGCGTGAAGGTGTTGTGAAATGAGCGCAGAAGACGTAGCACGCAAAATGCTGGAATTACGCATTTTACCGCGATTTATGATGCTGATTATGACAGGCGTTTATGTGCGTTGCATCGAATGGGCACTGTCACAGCCGGATCTGTCAACGCAGCAAAGTGCGCTGATATCTGTGGTCACAGGTGCCATGACGGGTAGCCTAGCGGTTTGGCTTTCCTCGGAGAAGGGCTGACATTTGGATGTCACGCAAGTAGGCGCTTGGATGCTTGTGCTTATCACGGCCAAGGGTCCATTCGACTACAGTGTCGTCCCGCTGTTCGATGCACCAGACGCAGATCAGTGCCATTTCCATGCGTATCTGATCGACGCGGACATCCAGCGTGAAGACAATCAGGAATTACTTTGCATACAGGTGAGTGGACATGTGGCAAGCGTTAATTGGCCCGGCGAGTGACCTTTTAGGCAGTTGGTTTAAGTCTAAAGCAGCAACCAAGGCGGCGGAGACAGAAGCCAAAGTTGCCATGAAGAAGGCCGAGGCAAAGGTCTACGAGACAGAGGCCACAAGCCAGATGTTGATGGAACAGCGTCTGACTGACCATATGGGCGACAGCATCAAGGATGAAATCTGGACAATTTGGTTCGTGCTAGTGCTGACCGGATGTTTTTTGCCGTGGACACAAGAGTATGTGAAAAACGGTTTTATATTCTTAGATGAACACACGCCGAGTTGGTTTCACAACATGCTTTACATCGTGATCGGTAGCTCTTTCGGCTACAGATTCGGCAAGCAAGGTTTGCAGCTTATAAACCGCAAAAAGTGACTGATTCCAAATCGTTTCCAAAATTGAGTTAAGATACTGATAAATAACAAGATTACTGGCGGAGAGAGAGCTAGTAAAAAAGTTATAAATCAATATCTTAACGTCGTTTGGTTATTCCATATGGGACATACGGGACTTGTAAGTCTTTTTGGAATATTCGCGTGCTTTCTCACGATATTCGGGGTGAATCTGCGCGTAGTGCTTTTCAGTGATTAACACAGAAGAGTGCCCCAAAGCAGCTTGTATCTGTGACATTGGCACACCATCCAAAGCAGCACCAGCGGCCCACGTTGAGCGTAGATCATGGAACGTAAAATTCTCGATATCTAGGCTTTTGATGAACCTCTGATAGTCATCATAAAAGTTTGGCATTGGAGTGCCATTCCTTTCGATGATGTACCCGGTCTGCGTCACAGCCATTGCTTCCTCAAGCCAAGGCCGCACCAGATCCGTGATATCACACACCCGCCGCGCTTTTCTGCGCTTGCCGTCCGCTGGTGCTTGAAAGTCAATCTGCCCTTCACGCAGTTTTATCTGTCGCTTCTGAAGCTCAAGGATTGACGTTTTCCTAGCTGCCGTTGAAATCGCAATGCCGATTGCCAAGCGCAAATACAGGGGCACCGACGGCAAAGCATCCAGCAACCTCTCCCTTTCATCAGCATCAAGCCACCGCACGCGATAGGTCTTCTCGTACTTATTTTTTGGTATGTACGGCACACCTTTTATCATCCGCCCGCGTTCACGATCATTCGCCCAATTCAACGCTGCTATCATCACGGCCAATTCACGGGCCATAGCAGATTCCTTGACCTTAAACATCCGCTCCTGCTTCCATTCCCAAATCGCTTCCTCAAAAGCTTCATGGTCTAACGGATCGCAGTCAGACAACGGGTCTAACGCCTTGATGATTGAATTATGCCGGCTCATCTTCACGGCGCGTGGCTGATACCACTTGATCGTGTATTGCTGCAAAATGTCACCAATCGTCACAACGTCTTTCGGTTGGTGAATTTTCTTGAAGGTTTCTAGGAAAACTTTTGCAAGCGTCGCATCCTTTGTGCCAGTTGATGCGTATCGTGCTTTGCCATCCTGTCGCCAGGTGATTTCCCAATTTCTGTCGCTCTGTCTTTGAACAACGTCGTACTGGTATTTCTGCATGTCGTGTCTCCCTCGACTGTTGATAGGGCGTGGGCTGGTATTCTTATTTTTTTACCCACTCGGATACTGGCAAGATCGCCAGATTCGGCCATCCGCAGAACCGTCTTGGCTGAAACCTTCCAACGGTCAGCTAACTCCTGCGGTGTGTAAAAATCAGTCATAAACTTCATGGTCCTCTAGGTAATCAATATCGGCCTTCGTTTGAAAGTGGTACTGACGACTAAGATCATTAATTAGTCCCGTCCTTGCTTTTTTAAGGCGGGTGTTCAACTTTGCGCCGCGCTCTACTTCAAAAGGGTTATTTAAGTATAAGATTTCCCACAAGTTCCTCGCGCCCATGTCAGTAAGGAACAACTTGATCCGCCGCTTTTTCAACGACTTCCATTTTTCTTTGTCGTAAGGCGCAAACATCAGCCTGTAGCCTTGCCAAACACCACAGCCAGTAGGCGCTGCCACCAGCTTGCTTCCTGCTTCGGTGCTGTCGCCGCTTTGCGACGTGCATGGTGGGCCTTCATTGCTTTGCTGTGAGCCTTACGGCGCTCTTCAGACCAACGCCTCTTTTCATTAGCCATTTGAATAATATCCTTCCTTATACAGAGCTTCAAAAACTCGCCGTGCGACGGGGATGACCTTTTTCTTCGTCGCCTGACTGCACAGGCCAATCCGCCACGTCGGCTCCTGCTTGTTGCTGAAGTGAACGTCAGTTTCGTTGCCATCCACCTTAATCACGGCACGCAGTTCGACGTGAGGCATCCTTCTCAACATTTCGCCCGTGTCATCCATAGGCTTGCCGTTCTTTTAGCGCGACAAGTTCAGCCAATCTGTAGCTGCGTTCATGCGACCTACACTTGTTAGGACAGGGGTGATAAACCCAATAGTGACGCAATCCCCATTCAAGCCATTCCATGTGCTGTTTAGTGTCACATTTTCGGTATTTGGCATTGTGCCACCTTTGCAGTTCGTCAAAATCTGACATCATTTCAGTGCCTTCCTCAACATCTCCTGCCACACACGATCATTCTCATAGTTGTCGCGGTGACATTGCGGCCCGCAGAAGCTTTCCTTGAGGCCGTTGACCACGCCGCTGTATCGCCAATCAAACGTGCAGCCACAGTGCTTGCATGTGTCCCGCAGCGGGTCATTCCTGACCGTCCTTGGCTTCTGCTTCTTCGGCACGCTTTAGTAGCTCCATTGCATGTCGCCTCATTTGCTGCGGGGTCATGTCCATCTGCGCGTTTAGATCCCCGATTACCAAAAGCATCCCCTCGTTGTTGACCACGGCCAACAGCGGGTGGGGCTTACTTGAGGAACGGAATCTCGTCATCATCCGCTGGCTTCTTAGCGGTGACAGTCTTCAGCTTGCCAGCAATCCAGCCATCGTTTTTCTGATAGCCGTTCAGATAGTATTCGGTGCCGCCAACGACGACTTTCCCCGACCAATCCGATTGCCATTCCTCGGTCTTCTCTGACCGCTTGTCGTTGAGGCTGAACGTCATGTCGTCCTTGCCGTGCATAACCTTTGGCTTGTCGTTCATTAGCTGTTTGCTCCTTGCATGATTGCTTTCTGTCGGTTTGAGAAAATCGCTTGTTTTTCTTCGGGCATCTGTGATCCGCCCATATCTTTGAACATGCGCTTGAGTGCCGCCAGATCGCCCACAGCGGCCAACTCTGCCACTAACGGGTCTTCCTGCGGCTGTACGCTCTCAACGATGGAAGAAAAGGCCCGTGAGGCGGGTTTTAGTCCATCCTCACGGGAGTGGCCTGCACCATCAGACAGGGAGACTGTTGCTGACGTTGTCACAGCAGGCTGGCTAGGAATCTCTTTGGGTGCATCGTTCAGCAAGCCATTTGACTCGCCGTCGTCGTCTGTGTCTTCGACGCCTTTTTCGGTGCCAAACATTGAGGCAAGGGCATAACGCTTGGCGTAGGTGATCGCACCGCCAATCTTCTGGCTGTTGGTCTTGTCATCGACAAAGATGGGATAGCGACTTTCAATCTTTTCGCCTTTGACGTGCATCAGCACTGTACGCACAAACATGGTGTCGCCTTCATAGTCCACCAGTTGCGTGAAGGTCAGACCGAAAGCATTGGCCTGTTTGACGTTGTTGATGACAGCACCAATAGAGGCATATGCAGGCACATTCCTGTGGGTGCTTTTCTTGTCTGCCTCAAAACCACCTGTTGCACGCTGGTACTCGCAAAGCGCCTTTGCTAACTCACTCATTCTTGTCTGCTTCCTCTGCCGTTATGCGTTTAGCCCCATTGCTAGAAACGCGCACACTGATGCCTGCGCCGGATGCTGTAGACGCATCGCGCGGTGTCAGCGACTTGATCTGCTTATCTGCTTGCTTGAAACTTTCCGCCGCGCCCTTTGTTTGCAGCCATGTGTCTGCGTGCCGCTTCCATGCCTGTTGCTGGGCAGGGGCCACGTCCTTTTCCATGTCATAGGGCTGGCGCTCCTCGACAGGCACAGGCGGCTCTTCACTGAAGTCTATGAAAGGCATCTCGCCCTTTTTCACGCCTTCCATGAACGTGCGGCCAAGCTCGACCAGATGGTCTGTGTATGACTGCTTCAGTTCAATGACATGCGTTGTCGGTGGGTTTGCACCACGGATGATGGACAGAACACCGCGCTCAATGCGACTACCTTCTATCTCCCCCAGGATGCGGGCACCCCAGTGCAGTTGCGGAGTGTTATACCGCACGATGCGCGGCAGCACGTCGGACCATTCTTCGTTCTCGAAAGGACGGCCAGCAGTCCACTTGGCATCAACTATGATACGGCCACCAAGATAGGTAGCGCCATCTAGTGTCGCCGCCATCCAAGGCTCTGAAGGGGAGCGCACGACACGCTGATAGCTGTCGATCTTTACGCCGTTCTTCTGTTCAAATGTGTGAAGATTTAGGATTTCGGTGCATTGACCGAATTGTATAGGCCACTTGCCTGATAAGTCTTCCGGCTCTAGTTCGCCTGTCTTTTCCTTAAACAAACGCTCTATACGCTTGTGATCGCCATTAGCCAGAATGTTTATGCAACTACCGCGCAGGGTAGAGCGGCGTTCTGCTAACCGCTCTGGCGTGAGGCGATGAGATGCCACAAAGTCTGGCAACCCATCACTACGCTCGTTTTCTTGGAGGTGTTGTGCATCTGACATAACCTCGCTTATATCTAACTAAACGCATGGTGTAAAGGTATATAAGCAAAGTTAAACGTATTTTATTGCCCTGACTGGATGCACACTGTCGAGTTGATCTATTTCAACCGTAAATTTTTCAGCAGGGTCAAAGCGTTCAAACGTCCACGCATTGGTTTCTTTAGCTGCAAGCTGGACTATATCACGAAGGTCCGAGCCTTTTTGAGCAACTAAAACAAGATCGCCTGTCTTTACGATGTATGAGGGGTCAACATATAGTGTGTCCCCGCCTTGGCAACGCGGTTTCATGCTGTCGTTTGGCATGACTACGGCATATGCCTCTTTAATACCGTCTAGTTCCTGCGGTTTGAGAATCATCTTTTGAGCCTCGTCTGTCCATCGCAGTTGTTTGCCAAATCCCGGTCTTCCAAAGACGGGCAATCGGCTGTCACTTAAAACTGCGTCTCCGTTTTTCATCTCCGCAGGGGCAGGGGCTTCTAATACCTCTTCTTCGGTGACATTGAACAGCTTACATATAGCTTCAATGTGATGCCCAATTTGCCTGCGGCCTAGTTCCATCCGGCCATACTCTGGTTGGCTAACGCCTACCTCTTTAGCGGCCTCTTTCTGCGATATCCGCGCTTTAGCCCGTATTGCAGCTAGATTGTTTGGGTAATCCATACCTTTGCCCTCTTGGCGGAGATGTTGTGCCGCAGCACGCTAATTTTTTGTTCCACCATCTTTTAATATTACGGCGTCTTCCCAACGCCACATCAGAAACATTGTCGCCATTTACATCAAAATGTGGCGGCCCCATTGGTGCATATTCCAGAACGTCATGCCATTGCATCACGCCGCATGAGGGCGGGGCCATGGCCGAGCCGCGAGTATTGCGGTTTATTGTCGGGGGACCAATAGCCCAGTCGTTCTGTTGGTTTATATGTTCACAGCGCATTTTTTACCTACCTTTGCACAGTGTCGTCAACTACAAGTTAAAAGATATGATAACAGTTCGCAAAACGCTTGCAACTACTTTTTATAACTAATAGTTTATGCCTTTAGAAAGGCATAGACATGACACTGCATCAATATCTCACAGAAAAAGACATATCTATCGCCGCCTTTGGCCGCGATCTGGGCGTGAGTAATACGTCCGTGTGGAAGTGGGTGCATCGCATCAGCTTACCTAGCGGCGCTCACATGATTGCCATTCACCAGATGACTGCCGGTGCTGTCACTAGCGCAGATTGGAATTTGGAAGATGGGCAAGAGTCAGCGTGACAAGGGCTATCGCGTCGAGAATGAGACGCGCAAGAAGCTAGAGGCACACGGGCTGGATGCCTACAGGGTGCCACTAAGCGGCGGTGCGTCCATCAAGGGCGACGTGGTGATCCGCAAGGGTGATCCGCTGCCAGCCGATGAGTGGACATTAGAGATCAAAGC